AAACCCCTAATCGTTAAAACATTATAAGGAGTTGATGAAATGGCTAGAGACGGAACTGCCCGTGGCTCGAATATCAAGGTTAATGCCGGAAGAAAATCCAAGGCATTAGCTGAAAAGGTAGCAACGGGGAATCCTGGTGGTAGAAAACTGAAAGTCATTGATTTGCCGGATGGTACAGAACTTGACGGAACAGACATTCCTGAACCAAGTTCATACATTAAATCCAAGCAGAAAGCTGTGGGAGAGTTTGAGGCAGAGAAAATCTACAGATACATCTATATGTACCTTAAGGAAAAAGGCTGCGACAAACTGGTGAGCAAGCATTTGGTGGAACAGTACGCAATGAGTGTATCCCGACTGATGCAGTGCGAGGAGGCTATATCTGAATACGGATTCCTTTCCAAACATCCGACAACGGGAGCTGCTTGTGCATCCCCATTCGTTGCAATGGCACAGAACTACCAAAAACAGGTAAACACAATATGGTACCAGATTTTCCAAGTGGTAAGGGAAAACTGCTCGACAGATTTCAATCCCGATGATGCAGACCCAATGGAGATTCTGTTACGAAGTAGAGGATAAGGAGAATTTCATAATGATAGAAAAAGTAAATCCATGTCACCCGGATAAGGTGGCAGACAGAATTGCAGGTGCCATAGTTGATTTGGCATATGCTGCGGAAGACAATCCAAGGATTGCCGTGGAAGTACTGATTGGACATGGTGTGTGCCATGCGATTATTGAAACTTCGGCTGCCCTTGATGAGAGAGATATCGCAGATGCGATTTTTAGAATTGCCGGGGATGTGCAGACAGATATCGTGGTAGTTCCACAGGATGAGCATCTGTCGGATAACCAGAAGGGTGCTATCCGTTGTGGGGATAACGGCATCTTTAAGGGGATGCCACTGACCGAGGAACAGAAAAAGTTATCAAAACTTGCAGGCAGAATATATGCTGCTTACCCAACAGACGGAAAATACATTCTTGATGGGGACAGGCTTATTATCTGCCAGAGCAATGCTGATACAGAAGAACTGAAATCATTATGCCCAGGGGCAGAGGTCAATCCGATAGGTGCATGGGTGGGAGGTACAAATGTAGATACGGGTGCTACCAATCGTAAACTTGGTTCCGATATGGCAGACTCCGTTACAGGCGGAGGGCTTCATGGGAAAGATTTATCCAAGGCTGATGTGTCTGTAAACATTTATGCATTCCTGAAAGCGCAGGAGACAGGAGTTCCTGTTACACTTTGCTGTGCAATCGGAGATGAAACAATAGATGGAAAGCCATATTCAGAAATCGTGCAGATTGCAAGAGACTATATTGCAGACCGTGGTGGATTTGAGGCTTTTGCAGAATGGGGGTTATTCTGATGGGAAAACATACAACAGAAATGAAAATGGTTGAGACATCCAAATTGATACCATATGTGAATAATGCGAGAACCCACTCACAGGAGCAGGTCAATAAACTCCGGGGGTCTTTGCGTGAGTTCGGTTTCATTAATCCTGTTATCATAGATTCTGATTTTAATGTGATAGCCGGACACGGCAGATTGATGGCTGCGAAGGAAGAGGGCATCGAGGAAGTTCCATGTGTATTGGTGGATTACTTAACCGAGGCACAGAAGAAAGCCTACATCCTTGCAGACAACCGATATGCACAGGACGCAGGCTGGGATGAAGAGATGTTGAAACTTGAGATTGAGGCATTGGAAGGGATGGACTTTGATGTATCTCTTACGGGTTTTGATGATCAGGAGATAGCAGACCTTCTTGCCGGGGATGCGGAAGATGCAAAGGATGATGATTTCGATGTGGAAGAGGAACTCCAAAAGCCATGCTTTTCTAAGGCAGGGGATATCTGGCATATCGGAAAGCACAGGGTTATCTGCGGGGATTCCACTCTGCCGGAAACCTATGAACGGCTGATGGATGGCAGAAAAGCAAACCTTGTCTGCACGGACCCGCCGTACTTTGTGGCACTTGAGAATGCATCTGGCAAGATTGCAAACGATGACCTCGATGATAAACAGGGGTATGAGTTCCTCATGAAGGCATTTACAAACTTCCGTGACAGCATGGCCGTGGATGCATCCATCTATGTGTTCTATGCAACCATGAAAGCGCGTGTATTTTATGACGCTTATGAGGATGCAGGATTTAAGGTGGGAGCTGGTCTTATCTGGAAGAAACCAAGGGCTCCTCTGATGAGGACTGACTGGAAATTCAATATGGAGCCAATCATATGGGGATGGAGAAAAGATGGAAAGCACAAATGGTATGGGGACCAGAAACAAAAGTCCGTATTTGAATTTGATGGAATCAAGAATTCCAAAGAGGACGGATTCGGTCATCCTTCAAGTAAGCCGGTTCCTTTAATTGCCTATCTGATTAAGCAGTGTACACAGGCAAATGGCATCGTGCTTGACGGCTTTCTTGGTTCTGCATCCACTCTCATGGCGTGTGAACAGATGGACAGAATCTGTTATGGTGTGGAATTGGAACCAAAGTTCGTGGATGTTGCAGTAAAGAGATATCTGGAATATAGGAATAATGATACAACGGATGTGTATGTCATCCGGGATGGAGAAAAAATCAGCTACGAAGATGCCGTGAAAGGATTGGAGGATGCCGATGAAACAACAGAATAAAAATACACTAACCCTCGGCAGTCTCTTTGACGGTTCCGGGGGTTTTCCATTGGGTGGAGTGCTTGCAGGCATCACACCCATTTTTAATTCAGAAATCGAGCCATTCCCGGTAAGGGTTACAGAGGTAAGATTTCCGAATATGAAACACTACGGTGATATATCCACACTGAAAGGCTCGGAGTTAGAGCCTGTGGACATCATCACTTTTGGGAGCCCTTGTCAGGATATGAGCGTGGCAGGGAAGAGAGAAGGCTTGGATGGTAACCGTTCAAGTCTTTTTTATGAGGCAATCAGAATTATAAAAGAAATGAGGGAGGCTACCAATGGAAAATATCCAAGATATATCGTCTGGGAAAATGTCCCAGGTGCATTCTCCTCAAACAAAGGAGAAGACTTCAAGGCAGTCCTTGAAGAAATCTGCAAAGTCAAAGACGGACAAGTGTCAGTATCTAAACCTTCAAAATGGGAAAATGCAGGACGCATCATGGGAGACGGTTACTCAATTGCATGGAGACTCCTCGATGCTCAGTATTGGGGTGTACCCCAGAGAAGACAACGAATCTACCTTGTCGCAGATTTTGATGGAGGGAGTGCCGGAAAAATATTATTTGAGTCCGAAGGCTTGTCAGGGTATTCTGCGCAGGGCTTCAAGTCGTGGCAAAACGCTGCCAACGGTATTACAGAAGGCATTGGAGAAACAGGCGAAACTGACAGCATGATGTTTGAGAACCATTCACAGGATACAAGGTATCGTGGTCCCCTTGCTGTTGCACAGACTGTTTCTTCTACTTATGGAACAGGTGGAAACAATCAGCCGTTCGTAGTTCAGACACCTAAGACTCTGAAAGTCAGATGTGGCTGTGAAGGTGGAGGCAGGGCTGCAACTACGGTAGGAGTCAGCACTACAACGACAGCCGATACCATATGCTCAACTACCATGCAACCTTTACCAAGGGGACCATTGAATTCAGGCTTTTCCAATTTGATGCTCCTGCAGATGGAAAGCAGAACGGACTTCATGCCGGACAGCTTAAAGCCTACATTCAGCTTTGCCTTGCACTCAGCCAGATGGCAAAGGAAGTCAGAACAGCAAGCCCAAAGCCACAGCAGAATGAAAATCCGAAATACGCAATGAGAACATGGCTATTAAGACTCGGATTCATCGGGGATGAGTTCAAAACCGCAAGGGAAATCCTCACAAAGAGACTGGATGGGGACACAGCATTCAGAACGGCAAGGGCATAGCCTTCTGCCACTTTAGAAATGACCGCTTCGGCGGTCTTAAGGTGGTAGAAGGGTATCCCCTTCGGAAAGGATGGATGCATTATGCAGAAAAGATATTACATTGCCTATGGCAGCAACCTGAACATCAGACAGATGAAATTCCGATGCCCTACAGCAAGGATTATCGGAACGGCTACCCTGCCGGATTACGAACTCCTTTTTAAGGGGAGCAAGACGGGTTCTTATTTGACAGTCGAACCAAAGAAGGGGAAGAGCGTTCCCGTGGCCGTGTGGGAAACCACAGAGGCGGACGAGGCTGCCCTTGACAGGTACGAGGGATTTCCAACCTTTTACTACAAAGCTGAAATGGAACTGCCGATTATCGGAATCAGAACAGGAAAGGTAAGGAAAAGAAAGGTCTATGTGTACATCATGCACGAGGACAGACCAATTGGCGTTCCAAGTTACCATTATGTCGAGACCTGCCTTGAAGGGTACAGAGCATTTGAATTTGATGAGAACATTTTGTTTCAGGCAATAGAGAAAAGCAGGAGGGAATGCCATGAAGATTGAAAGAAAAATACAACCAAAGAAGTGTCCGAGGTGTGGCAATATTTATAGACAGCCACCTGCACTTTCAAGAGTGGATGGAATTACAGCTATCTGCCCGGATTGTGGAACAAGAGAAGCATTGGAGAGTATGGGAGTTGAAGAAGAGGAACAGGAAAAAATTCTGGATACAATTCATCAGCATACCATGTAAAAATAGTTACACATTTCTCGATTATTAACTTGCTATTATGTGCGTTCAGAGTGATATATGTACATACCAAAAGACAAGGAGGGCGAAGGCCATGACAAGATTTGAGAAGGATGTAATCGAGATTGAGGAAGGAAATGAAATCGAGGTGCTGAAAAGAAGAAAAGCAGAACTTGATGACCTTTACAAGAAAGGTAGATGCGAAAAGAATTCATTTAGAAGACAGTGCATTGCGCAGGAATACACAAGAAAGTTAGCCGAGTACGAAGCACTCGACAAAATGTGTTAGAAAGAAAACAGAGAAAGTTGAAAGGATCCGCAAGGGTCCTTTTTTCGTGGAGGTGATGATGTGAGAAAACTGAAAAAATATGTGCCGACCAGATTTATGGCAGAGGATTCTCACTATGATAAAGCCGAGGCAGATTTTGCTGTGAACTTTATTGAGAACCTCTGTCACACAAAAGGAACATGGGCAAGAAAGAAGTTCGAACTTATGGATTGGCAGGAGCAGATAATAAGGGATGTGTTTGGAACAATAAAGCCAAACGGATATCGTCAGTTCAATATGGCTTATGTGGAAATTCCCAAGAAGAACGGTAAGAGTGAATTGGCAGCCGCTGTTGCACTTTTACTGCTTTGCGAGGGAGAACAGCGTGGAGAGATATATTCCTGCGCTGCCGATAAAAACCAAGCGAAAATTGTATTTGATGTAGCTGCCGATATGGTTCGATTTTCAAAATCGTTAAGCAAACGCATTAAGATATACGAATCGCAGAAAAAGCTGGAGTACCTGCCTACAAAAAGTACATATCAAGTGTTAAGTGCCGATGTATCCAACAAGCATGGCTTTAATACCCACGGAGTTATCTTTGATGAGTTACATACCCAGCCGAATCGCAAGTTATATGATGTTATGGTTCAAGGTTCGGGAGATGCCAGAATGCAACCCCTATATTTCCTTATAACCACAGCCGGGAACAACACCGAGAGTATCTGTTATGAAGTGCATCAGAAGGCTTTGGATATTATGGAAGGGCGAAAGCATGACAGTACTTTTTATCCTGTAATCTTTGGTGCAGGAGTTGAGGAAGATTGGACAGACCCAAAGGTGTGGAAGAAAGCAAACCCGTCTCTTGGAGAAACCATCGGTATTGATAAAGTCGAGGCGGCCTGTGAGTCTGCAAGACAGAATCCGGGGGAAGAGAATGCTTTCAGACAGCTTCGTCTGAATCAATGGGTAAAACAGAGCATCCGTTGGATGCCAATGGAAAAGTGGGATGCCTGTGCATTCCCGGTAAATGAAGATGATCTGGAAGGGCGTGTATGTTATGGAGGGCTTGACCTTTCAAGCACCACAGACCTTACATCCTTCTGCTTGGTGTTTCCGCCTCTTGATGAGGATGATAAATATTATGTACTTCCTTATTTCTGGTTGCCGGAGGAGACTCTTGATTTGCGAGTCCGAAGGGACCATGTGAATTATGATGTGTGGGAAAGACAAGGATACATTCAGACTACGGAAGGAAATGTAGTTCACTATGGGTATATTGAAAAGTTTATTGAGAGTCTTGGAGAACGGTTTAATATACGGGAGATAGCATTTGACCGTTGGGGAGCAGTCCAGATGGTTCAGAACCTTGAGGGCATGGGATTTAATGTTGTGGCAATGGGACAGGGATTTGCGTCAATGTCCCCACCGACAAAGGAACTTATGAAACTGACACTTGAGCAGAGGATTGCACACGGAGGGCATCCCGTTTTAAGGTGGAATATGGACAACATTTTTATTCGTACTGACCCTGCCGGAAATATTAAGGCAGATAAGTCAAAATCAACAGAAAAGATTGACGGTGCCATAGCCTGTATTATGGCACTTGATAGAGCAATCAGATGTGGAAACGATACGAGCGAGAGCGTCTACGATTCAAGAGGGCTTTTGGTATTCTAATTGCAACCATGTATGATTTTGTAAAATCATATGCCAGCTGCCAGTTTATGTGGTAGACTAAGGATATCATATAAAGGAGGCGGATAGCATGGACGAAGAAGGATATGTAAGATTCCTTGAGAGTCAAGGATTATCGGCAAATGGAATAAATACCCGAAAGAGCAAAGCCAATGATGTTATGGATATTATTGGTAAAGACCTTGATGTTATAGTTGCTGATGATGAAGAAATGTATAAGGCAATCATTGAGTTGCAAAAAGTTGATGACCCAGCACATACACCTAGGCAAAATGCATTAAGAAAATATTATGCATTCAGAAATGGAAAGGAATTTCCAAGAGTAGCAGATTACGAAAGAACAAGAAAATAACGATTTATCACGTAGAGTAGAGCATCAATCAGAAATGGTTGGTGCTTTTATTATGCCTATTTTTAGAAAGGAACGGTGAACATTATGGGAATATTCAGTGGGATTTTTAAATCGAGGGATGCACCCACAAACAGAACTGCAGGCAGTGCCTACAGTTTTTTTCTTGGGCAGAGTGCTGCAGGGAAAAGGGTAAATGAACGAAGTGCCATGCAGACATCGGCAGTGTATGCCTGTGTCAGAGTCATATCAGAATCGGTGGCAAGCCTGCCATTACATTTGTACAGATACAACAAGGATGGGGG